TCTCCGAATTCAGCGTAGGTAATTTGATATCTTCGCAATAAGTTCGCGAGTCCGAGGAACCCGAACCCAACTTGACGGTCCGTTTCACTTGGAAGATATTCTCCAGACCTTCCAACGCCTGTTCTGCCATGAAGATCGCACAACTCGGACATACCCTCACGGCAAGCCTCTTGTATGTTGCCGAGCTCACAGGCACCGAAATTGAGATGCTCGAGCAAGCACGTTCCTCGTGATCGCAAATATACCTCAAGACAGACGTTTCCATAGATACGGTTCCCATTGTTATCGTGTTTAATTTTGTTTAGCCAGATGTCTCCTGACTTAATGCCATATATTATGGCTTCTTTTACATTATTATTTGCTTGAGCCCATTGACTTGGGGTAAGATTAACGCACCTCTTAATCCACGGAAGTTCTGCCCTTGTATAGGTAACAAACTCAATGAGATCAGGGTGGTCAATGTCAAGGTGACAAACAACAGCTCCATTCTTATAATGTCCCCCCCGTCTAAGAGTTTCATTTAATACTGAATAGATTTTAGCAAAGGAGCATGGTCCAGAGGCAGTTAAACCTCTTCCATTCTCACTACCTTTAGGTCTGAGCTTGGATAGATGTACTGCACACCCCGCACCAAAACGAAGAGCATGAGACACGAAACGCCATGATGCTTCGAGTCCTTCTGGCCCTTCCATACTGTCTTCAACTACGAACACAGTACAACTAACAGGCAAACGTCCTTCTGGATTATCTATCCAATTCTGTACTCGGCCTGTGCGAGCGATCAATTCTTGTTTCATACTATATCGTCTAAATTTGGTGGTGCATAGTTTGGTCCTTTAAGAACCTTTCCGTCTTCTCTGTAGATAGGGTGTCCATCCTCATCTAACTTTGACATATTACTTTCATGGACACGATGTAAAGCCTCGTCTAAATCCCAGCCCATGTTCTCAGCATACTGATAGCAAACATAAACTAAATCAGCTAGCTCTTTTAAGCAGTCGGATTTAACTGAAGTGCTATCTCTCCACATTTCTCCATCAGCTTCAAGGAATTCTTTAAACTCCTCGATGATTAAGTTCTTCTGTTTAGTCTGCGGTGCCCGACCTTGTGAGTTCCCAATTGAGTACGTCTTCCTGAACTCCTTGGCTTGGTTGCTCAGAAATGTGTGATGTATGTCGGGTGTGATCGTTAGTGACATGTTCTAGTTCGTTAGCGAGATAGTGGATAGCTTTTGTTAGATCTTGAATGTGATCTGTTTTGTTACCAGCTCGGCAAACATACTTAATGACATTACCGAGGTGATAGTTTAATTGTTGGTCTCGGATAAAATCCCAGACCTCTATCTTACCACGATTGTAGTAAGAAGGGTTGTGGAAACTGGTATTTTTCATTAAGCGTAATGTTCCTTGTTCTTTTTATTCTTTTTAACTCTTTTAACAGGTGAGAACCCGCTTTTATCAAGTGAACTTGGATCATTCTTAAGCTTATCTAGAACTGAATCTAAAGCAGGATCTTTTCCAGGCTTATACTTATCGTTAACCATTACACCTGGAGAGTTTTCCTTTAAGCCAGCCACTTTAAATGGCTTACCATATTTTCCTTTTAATTTACCCATGAGGATTCCATAAAATAGGTTGTTGTTTGTCGTAATCGTAATCCACATGCTGAAGGATTTTAGCAAGCCTAGCATTCATCAAAGCATCATCGTCTGACAATCCTTTTTCTTCATATGCTTTTAGGACTGCTTCCCAAGGTGTTGCATGTTTATTTAATATATCTGAAGCACGTTTAACTCCAATACCAGGGCAGCCTGAGTATCCATCAGTAGGATCTCCTGCTAAACTCTGTATTAAATGCCAACGGTCTCCATCTTCTTTTGTAATCTCTTCTACGTCATCACTCATGTTCCATAATGGACCAGGAATCTGACGCATATCTTTATCGGGTGAAACGATGATGTTATCTGTACTATTAAATCTAGTCGCATCTATGCCTAGGGCATCATCTGCTTCGAGTGAATCTCTAACAACCGTGTTATAATTATCGCGGCAGTGATTGACCAAACGTTTATACCCCAGGGGCTTCCTGCGGTTTCGATGTCCCTTATAATCCGGAAAAATTTCTTTCCTGAAATTTCGGGGACTTGAAAAGTAGAGAATAATTTCATCTTCCATCATTGCAGTTTTGATTTTGCGTATTTCACGCTCAAATACCTTTAAGGTCTCTTTAAAATCAGATTGTGCTATTACAACATCTTCTCCGAAATCAATACATTCCTCACAGGCTTGAGCTGCTTTATACGCTACAAAATCTGTATCTATTAGTAGCATTAGTGTACTTGAGCCCAATTGTCACCGATGTTTGCATCAGCTTCAATAGGCAGTCTAAGTTTATAGTATTCACCAGCTTCTAACGCAGATAACTTACACACCTCAGCAACCTGTTCGCTTGATGATGGTGGACTTCCTAATACTTGCTCATCATGTATAAAGGCGTACCTTTGATGTGTAAGATTAAGTTGTCGTAAGTTAGTATTTGTAATTAATAACCACCTCTTCGCCACAACTCCCGCTGACGCTTGGAGTAAGGAATTGAGGGACTTATGCCTTTTGTCAACGACGATATGACGACCGTCGATGGCACGGATCGTACCAGATTTAGCCACCTCCTTGGCAGCTGTAACAAGCTTCTCAAGACCTGGAATGGCATCCATATAAGCCTTGCGAATTTCTTTTCCTTTAGCTGACGCTTTGTCTTCCGATAAAGAATCGTCATAGGACGTACCGATCTTTCGGTCTCCAGCTCCGTATAAAAATGCATAAGTTACTGTTTTAACTAGTTTGCGAGAAATGCCAATTTTATCAGCATTTACCTGATGAATGTCGTCATTAAGTAGAATCTCTGCATATCTTCCCTCATCGTAACGAGCGAGATAATGAGCAAACATTCTTAGCTCAATTCCTGCAAGGTCACTATCAATTAGTTTCCATCCAGGTTTTGTTATAAATAGCTCACGACAATCAGCATCGCTGCTAACTTGTGCCAGGTTTGGACGTGCGTGTGCCATTCGGTGCGTGACTGCACCTATAAAGCAAGAGTGGTGAATCCTGCCATTCTTGACCAGTTTCAACCATGCATTGTTCCCTTGGGATAACATTCCAAGCTTCTTCTGTGTTACTAAGATGTCTCGAAATAACAATGCCTCTTTAGTACCAATTTCTTTCAGTACTACTTCATCTATTACAGCTTTACCAGTAGCGGTAAGCTTTTGTGGTTTCCATCCTTTTTGTTCTAATAACCAAGCGATGTGATCTCTGCTACTAGGATTGAAATCTTTTAGACGCTGCAATTCAGCACCTGCTACATAACCGTGGGTACTATTATCACGTTTAGGTGTGAATAGATTACCAGGCACGAATGTGCATTGCCTCTGTGCGGCCTCTCTAAGGCTCTCTAACCTGTTTAAAAGTGTGTTCTCTAGCTCTTGAGCCTTACGAACATCGAACGGCCATCCTACCCTTTTCTGGTCTTGCATCATCTCAGCGATCTGATGCTCTAGGATGACGGGTTCAGGTATTTTTGGAAATGTTTCCATAGTTTTGTAAGAACAGCGACGTCTTGTTTGCAGTATTCCTGCATGTCTGGCGACCATTCTTGCCAGTCAGTTTGTTTAGCAAACTCACCTTTGAAACATTTAAGTCTATACCCATAAGCTTCTAGACTATGTGATCCATATAAACGTGCTGGCATCATAGGCCATTTACGTTTCTTATCAATGTCTAGTAAGTTTGGGTGGAAGTAACGGCTTAGTATAAGTGTATCCCAATGAGGAGTTATTAGCTCCCTAAAGAAAGGATAATGTTTTTGCAGTTGTGGTACGTCATAACCAATTCCATTATGTGAAATGATATTAGACGCACACATTAAAGAAGTTATACCGTTTGATAGAGAATAAGAAGCAGCCATAGGTAGATCCTTTGCTTGATCTGAGTATGGTTCATCATTAAACTCCTCTACGATTCCAGTGTCTATATCTTGTGTGACTATACAATGAACTCGTTTAGAATCAAACCCGTCTGTCTCAATATCAAAAGCGAGATTTAACGGTTGGGTTTCCATTGATAGGTTTTGTCAACAAATTTAGCTTTGTCAACCTCCTCTTGTGTTGGAGGTTTAGGTTTATTCAAGAATTTGTACCACGGATGTTCATAATGTTTAAAAATCTGTGGCTGGGTTGAATGATTCGGGTTCAGCTTCATGTTCTGTGAATCTGCAAGTGTTTAAATTGTAGTCTAACGTGCCACACGCGCCAGTCTCGCCTGAATAACGATTCTTAAGGACTCGCATAGTCGTAGCACTTCCTCCGCTTCCGCCTTGCTGGTCTCTTTCGAGGGCAATGACCGTATCAGATATTTGAGCAATGGAATGGGATCCTCTAAGCTGGGACAGACTAACTCGTCCTCCTTCTTCGTGCGCATGATTGTCATTGTGTGTTCTCCTTAAGTGTGATACCAGAAATAAAGCAATACCCGTACGTTCAACCAATGACCTTAACTTGGTCATAACTGAATCTATCATACGGCGTTCATCTCCGTCAAGTCCACTAAGTAATATACTTAAGTGGTCTAGGAATATAACACGGCACTCCAATCCTGTTGCGAGAAATTCAATCCGAGAGTATATGATATCAGGATCATAGCTTCCAAACCCATCAAAAAGATAGAGACTCCAATTGGCAATAGAATTGCTAAAGGCGGTATTGAGTTCTGTTTCGTCATGTTCTCCAATGTGTAATGGTTTACCCACCGCACATGACATTAATCCGAGGGCGGTGTTTCTATTAGATGCTTCAAGCTCCAAGAACCCAACCCTTTCCCCTTTTTGGAGTAGGTCAGCTGCGAGGTGACGACAGAAGCTGGTTTTTCCGCTTCCAGTGCCAGCAGTAATTGCTGTAAGTGTGCCATACCTGATCCCGTGTAGTTTCTCGTTAAGTCCTTTGAATGGATACTCATAAGCGCATGGTGGTTCGGGTGTTGTTACTAATGAAAGGAGCGACTTAGCGTCAACAATTCCATCAGGACGGTACGTTTTTGCATCATAGATAGCTCTTCGTATCGCCTCTGTATCTCCTTGTTGAAGGGCATCGGAAGCATCCTTGTACTTTTCAAGTCTCGCAATCTTTGCTTTGCCTGGAGGTAATAATGCGGCACAGTCTTGTGCAGCTTGTATTCCTGCAGAGTCGTTATCAAAGAAGAGAACAATGGTTTCATAACCTTGTGTTAATTCTAAAACTCTTTGTAAATCCTTCTTAGCTCCAGCTGCTCCGTTAGGTACAGAGACATGAGGCCAAGTTGGCATAGCAGCATAACCTGATGCTGCATCTAACTCTCCTTCATAGATAGTTAGTCTAGTACCTGAGTCAGGCACTAAGTTCTGACCAAATAATTGATGGTCAATGTTTCGACCTTCCCAATGAAAGTCTTTTTGTTTTGTCTTTATCTTTGCCGCAACTATCTGTCCAGTTTTATCAAAGTAATGAAAACGTAATACATCTCCATCTTTATGGATACGAAATTTGCGGCATACTTCTTCAGATAAGCCACGTTTGGCTAATCTAATTGGTTGCCCTTTTATGGACGTAATAGTTTTCTCCACGGTATGATGATGGTGGATCTCCCCTTCACTCTCGTAATTATGACAGACAAAGCAATAAGAATGTCCATCAGTATATCGGGAATTAGCATCACTGGAACCACAATTAGGGCAAGGTTCGTGGTATAAAAATTCTGAGTCAAGGTTTGATCCAGTCTGTAGGGATTGCATAATAAGGACACCAAGGGAATCCATGCTTGGATGCCCACTTGGCATATGTGGTCTTCGATCTTTTAGATATCTTATTATTCGGGGCTTGAAATATCAGGCGGATGTCTAAATCAGGATTATCCCTTTTAACCGCTAACATCTTGCGACGGTCAGATGGTTTAAAGAATCCTTTAGTCTCAAAATATGTATCCCCAACCCTGAAGTCAGGGATGTATTTATGTTCAATTACATAAGAGAACCATTCAGGTTCATATGAGTAATCAACATTTAACTTATCAAATAGATCAGCCACCTGTTCTTCCAGGCCACTACGCATTAGAAGTCCTCATCTACTGTATCTGTCTCCTCCACCTGGGGCGCAGGGTCAGTAGCTTTAAAACCTTTAGTAGTACCAAAGAGAGTTGCAGCTTCATCAGCAGATAGATTACCTGAATCAGTGACACCAGCACCAGCATTAAGACTAACAATCTGTACTGATTTTAGCTTAACTGATGTGCCTATATCACCAGCAGGTAGTATGTAAGGCTTTTGTATGAATGCGATCTTTACCTGACTACCACTGTAGACAGGAGTATTTGTATCAGTGATTAGTGTACCTTCTGTATCTACTACAGTTGGAACTATCTTATCACCTTCTTTCCAGCTGAATTTAATCTGATAAGTATCAGACCCTTCAACTTCTTCCCAAGGTGGGTGCTTTACAGTAACCCTCTTAGGGTTCTTTGCTCTACTCCTTGCCCATTCTAAACAGCTCTCACGCTCATCCTCTAGTACATCGACTAGATTCTTAGGGATTATAGCGGCTAGTTTATGCCCCCATTCCCCAGGTTTAAGGATTGCCTGAAAGCCATCTAAAACGACAGGATCTTTTGTAACATGAATAGTGCTCATTAACAGAAAAAGTAAGTGGATTCTTCGACCAATGACGGATCTAATGTTCCGACAATTGGTGGCGGTTCTTGTGCATTAATGGTTTCTCCAAAACGTGTAAGCCAGCAATCTCTTGTGAAGATATCTGAGTAGGTTTCTCGCACAAGCGCATTGAGTGTTCCCATGTCTCCTGCTCTACATAGAACTGAGTCATGGATGACTGTGAATGGTCCATTGAATTTTTGAAAGGAACAGTGCAGTATAGATGCATCCAAAGAGTGAATCAGATTAGGTGCTGTACTAGATTTATGCCTTGTAGGACAGGGTTTACCTTTACCTACAGTAAGACTAACTTGTGTACGACCTAATAACTGTAAGTCTAATCTCTCTGTTTCCCTCTTATTTCGTTCTTGGTTGACTACAAACCCTGAAGGTGTAGTCCATTCAACTTCAGTAGCACCGTCTCTAATATACTGTCCTACATGTGTTTTGATCCATCGCATTACTTGCATAGGACCAGGAACTATAGCATCCATACTTTTATAAACCGCATCTACTACGACTGATACTTGTTCAGGTGTAGGTTCATAACCTTGTTCTTTTAATGCTTCTCTAATGTACACCCGTGAGGATGATTTAGTTGCATTATAAGGTATGGTCATGACGGTTCTTTTGGTGGTCTTGCGAGTCATCCAAGAATGTAATTCTTTTGGAAGATACTTCTTAGACTCCTCTGCTACAGCTTTATAAGCATCACTAGGTTCAGTGCCTGGACAGACATTAACTAATTCAGCGGTACTCTGATCTTTAGCCAAACCGGCTAGTATCTGGAGACCACTACATGTAGCGTCTACCGCTACCATTAAGCCTGTTGTGTGCTTATCACATAGTATACAACAATGGTAGTATTCATGACAAGCTATCATAAACTGCCAAGGTTCCTCAACATTCTCCCATTCAGGAAGACTATCAATAGGATCTATAGCAATCTTACTAATTAAATCTCTATTATTATCAACCCACTGTATCCTTTCAATCATTGTAGATTTATCCAACCCAAAGGTTGTAGCTACTTGAAAGGCTAACCATGTGCTAGCTGATGATGTAACAGGAGACTCATTAGCAAATCTTATCATTGCTTTACCAAAGTCTGTATCTTGTGGCGTCAAAAATGCTGGAATAGGATATGCTCTACCTCTGTAGTCAAAAGACCAACATAAATAAAACTCTTCATCCTTAAACTTTTCAGCAGCTTCTAATTGTGTTCTGGTTCTTACTGACCTCTTGAAATTAACTCGATCAGTGTTATAAGCTTCAGCCATAGCACGTTTCCATGCTTGCTTGCTCTCTTCATTCTCCTCGAAATCGGGAGGTTTAGAAGGTTTAAAAGCTTCTGTTATCGGGATGAACTTTCCTACCGTAATACCACGCTCTTTAAAATGCTTTGCAACATCCAAGACTGTAGTATTTACACGGTATTTTACCTGTTGTAGCTTGTTCAAAAAAGCTAGTGGTGTGTCCCCGTGTTTTAATGAGGGTTTACCGCGTCGGGTTAGCTCATGACCTCGCATAAGTTCATTAGTGATATAGCCTCCACATTTATCGTTAGTCCAGTTGTTTGGTGGTACTAACATAGGCCAAGGTATACCACTGAATAACTCAGCAGAATTGATTAACTGATCACGAATGGCATTAAACTCAGGAGTAGGTGCTATTTTAGCAACCTTTTTTCTCTTACTTCGTTGGTCTATTTCTTTAGTAAACCAGCCAGTCGCGATGATGGTGGAATTTAAACACCAAGATCCTAATGAAGATCGTGTCTTTATATTCCATGATGGCCATACAATATCTTTCCTGCCATATATAACACTAGCAATTGCAACCTTCTGTTGTGTTCCACATGATTCATGAAAGTATTTATCTTCTATGTATTGCATGAGCTTAGGATGTTCTTTCCTATACCATCTGAACTTACATTCAGATTCAAGAGCTGATCCAATTGAAACTAATACATTAGCTAATAGATCACTGTCTCTCTTCATACTAAATACATTATCAAAGATAACCTTCAATGCAATTGTGGCAATAGCTAAAGGTTCTAACTCACTAAGATGTTTAGCAACAGGTTGATAATGTTGACCAGCTCTACCCTTCCTTAACTTAGAGAATGATCCTTCAATCTCTTTAATAACTAAGGGTAAAGCTTTAGAGATACTTGCCGTTCCGTATACACTCGCGGAAGCGTAACTCTTTTCCTCTAATCGTTGAATCGATTCCTTCAGCCTCTGTTGGCCACAGGAAATTGCTTCCTTCTCTAGCTGGAACTGTGTCTTGATTTGATAAGGTGTCGCCATAAGCTAGGAATTCAGAGTATTCTTCAGCGTCTAGATTTTCATAATAAGGATGATTAGACATCGTACAGTTTACATTGTTGTTCATGTGGAAACTCTTGGCAGTAACCATCCATTGAATCGAAACATTTCCAATGAGGTATGAAGAAACCTACCTCCATCTCTGCATTGTATCTAACATTTAGTTGACCAAGAGCAGCAAGAAGAATTAATAAAGTCTTCTTACCATTAGGTTCAGTATACACTTCACCTTCATCTTCGTCAAATGCATAACCCTCTTCTTGTAAGAGTTCTGCTAAATCAAGTGGATAAATCTTCATTGAATATCATCTAGTAAAGTGGAAGGTGAATGAATAGCTTGGTCAGTTAATACAACAACATCTTGTGCATCACTTAGCCATAGCTTCATCAAGTATTTATGAGCTGCCTTAGCATTACGATAAGACTTCTCTGTAATTTTCTCAGTTACAGGATCTTGATGCCTGACAATACATGCATACTGATGAGGTAGATCCCATGAAATAGCAGCATGTAAACCGTCATCAATATTAAACGGAGTAATTTCTTCGGTTGCTTCCCATCTCATAACCTCACGAATTCGGTTTGGATAGGGATCTCTTTTAGCCATTAATCTAAATAATGATAGGACTGATCTTCCTGAATGTACCATATAATGGTAGCACCAGAAAGGAATATAGTACTAGCTAGAATACCAGCTAGTATATACTTAGCTTCCTTCACGAAGCTTCGCCAAAGACTCTTCAAAACGGTTAAGCAAATCATAGTTAGGGCGTACTGTTGTTTCGATAGCAGGATCATAGTCATGCCACCAATCGTTGTGCATAGCATCAATTACTACTTGTAATTCTTGCTCGGTTAAGTTAAGTTGTTTACGTTTCAACGTGGTGATCTCCATGTGTCAAGATAGTCAACTAGATAGTCATACTTATCTACCCATGTGTCACAATTTAGACATTTAATAGCTGTCCAAGAGAAATGATACACACGTTTCTTGTCTTCACAATGAGGACACATAATATGTTTACCATTATGTCCAGCTCTAGTTCTTTTATGAACTAAACCAAACCAATGGTTCATATATGGTATACCACTGCTAACAACTATAGACTTGTGTTCGGTAATCATAAGATAACTAAACAGTGTGGAATAAGGGCAATACATAGTATTACCCAATCGGAATGACAGGATTTGAACCTGCAACCTACCGCTCCCAAAGCGGTCGCGCTACCAAGTTGCGCTACATTCCGTAAGCGGGTTACGGGAATCGAACCCGTAACTGGAGTTTGGAAAACTCTGATTTTACCGTTAAACTAAACCCGCAAAGCGGATAGTATAGGATTTGAACCTATGATAGATGTTACTCTATAACTGCTTAGCAAGCAGCCGCTTTAAGCCACTCAGCCAACTATCCTTGCGTATTGTATCATGAAAGTGACGTTTAGCACTCAACTTATACTTGAGTGCCTTAAGTCTAGCACGTGATGCTGATAAAGCGCGAGGCTTCTTCTTCATCTTAACATGCTTTTTAGAATGATGTAACCAATTAGGTACTAACATAGTATCCGCGCCTGATGATGGTGGAATTGGATATAAAAAAGGAAGGGAGATTAACTCCCTATTTAACACTAAGGTGCTGCCTTTTTCACCTTATTTAATAGTTCACTTACTAAATCCATAGAGAATGTAAAACATTTCTTGAGATCATGTCCTAGAAGTCCCACTTCATATTTATGAATGTTCATTCTATTTCTGAAATCGTGGTAGTATGCATTCCTGGGGATAATAGTAAACTGATAAGGATCACCATTAACAGGATGTACTTTAGATACATCTTGCATTGGTCTCTCTACTTTAAATGTTGTAGTAACAGTATTAGTAGAGGCACGTTTCTTGCGCTTTTGAGATGTAGTCATTTTGAAAGTTAAGTAAGTTTAATAAACTTTGTTCAACTGATAAGTTAATGACTAATAATGTTGTTAAGAATAACTTCATAATAAGTAATTAACTACATGGGTAATTAATACCCAACGGTCTATACGGGAGTCGAACCCGTATTACTAGCGTGACAAGCTAGCGTCCTAACCATTGAACGAATAGACCAGGAAAGCGGAATAATCCGCTAGCTTAAATCAACAGGTTCAGCTTCTCTGACTGCTTTATATATCTCAGCCTCTACTTTCTCACGCTCTGCCTT